TGTCATACTATAAATATCTCCAACATTTTTTTATGGAGTATTAATTACCGCCCGGGCATCATGGCGTCGATGTGCCGCCCGGGGTCGGTCTCACCGCCCTGCGGGCGATGGCGGCTGCATTTGCTACTGTGGTTCTTTGCAGATCTGCGATGTCCTTTTGTAGTTTTGTCAAAGCCGCTATCTGCTTTGCAGTGTCGCTGCCCGCAGCGGTGAGGGCCGTTATAAAAGTGTGTGTTATGTTTGAAAGGTTCTGTATAGTACTCCCTACGAATGAAGAAGTCGCACTAAGTATTTCCAAGCTCTTCTTGTCGGCAATTAAAGCCAACTCAACAAGATTTTTTGTTGAGTTGGTCGCAGTTTTGAGGCTGTTGGTGACAAAATCCAGCCTCTTCGCAGCAAAGGTCTCTTCAGCTTTCGCGGCGATGGTGGCGAACTCCTTAACCCGTGCATCGTCCAGACCTCCCTGTTTATTGAAAAATCCTCCGAATGCGCCCGGACTCTCAGCAGCCTTGTCGGCAACGTCGCGTCGGGCTTTTGCGTCGTCTGTTATTTTGTCTATCTTTGTGTAGTCGGACAAGGCGGCTTGGACGCCTTTGTACCCAATCGCCGCTCCCCCTTTCGTTGATTGTACTAATGTATAAGCAAGTGACCGCTTCTGGTCAGTCGATAAATTTCGCGAGGCCTTAGAAAGCGACTTTAAAGTAGTTTTGAACGCGCCTAGTTGCACATTGGGATCAGAACTTAACAATCCTTGAATATCAACATCGACATCTTGTCCAGTTTGTTGCGAGACCATCATCCCAATTTGTGATAAACGTGCAGATGCTTGCTGTCTGTCACCAATTGTCATCATGCCACCCAACAAGCCTTTCACCTTTTCGGCAGAAATACCCAAAGAATGAGCAAATTTGTCTGTCCTTAAGGCTAGTCTTCCAACCGCGTCATCAGTTGAACCAAAGGCAATATTTGTATTAATAAGCTCAGATGATAATTTTAATAATTGTTCTGGCGGCCTGTGCATAGCATCTGATAAGCCAATCATTTTTTCTGCAAAGCTAGAAGCTCCTTTAGCGCCCATGCCCGTTTGAAAGGCAAAAGTTTTTAACATGCCGGCCATGTCTGATGTTTTCACTATATTGGCATATTTACTTGTCGCGGCTGACATGGTGTCCATAGAATCTCTTGTTTCAAACGCCGTGTTTTTAAAAGTTTTTCCTATTTCAAAAGCAGCCTGCTTGGTGTCTTCAAGCTTAATGCCAAGTCCCTTTTCACCTGAAAGTTCTTTAAAAAGCTCTAAAGATCTTTGGACCTCTGCGTTGAACCCTGCGCCCAAAACCTTTGAAGCTTCAACGCTCGCCTTTTGGGTTTCTACAAGAGCACCAACCACTGCCGACACGTTGCTTTTAAGGCCAGCGGTCAGGAGGGTCATTCCCTTTTGGAATGTTTTTAGTTCTGCATACTGGCCGGCAAGGGCTGGGAGCTGGGCCGCAATTGCAGCAGCCAATTCGGCGTTGGTTTGTTTGGCCATTTATTATTCCTCTTCCGGGGGCGTCATCGCTTTCTCGTTTATTTCAGCGAAAGTGTCAAAAAGCCAGTTTCTTTTGCCTATCGGCATGTTGTATATATCTCTATACGTCCAACCAGCTTTCCAAATAAATATCATCATATTTTCATATACACCCTTTACATAATTAGAATTCAGGGAAAAAAAAGCTCGCCTGAATGGGCAAACCTCCTTTATTTTCATGTCCGCAAGCGTTGCATGTAGACTGAAAATTGGTATCTATTCTTGGAATAGAGCCTTCATATGCCTTCTTTAGTACTCTAGAGTCTCTAATGGGCATTTTTTTAATAAAACTGGCAATCACCTCACCATCTGTATTGCCATCTATACTTTGTATAATACGTTGATAAAATTCATTAACGAAACTTGTATTAATTCCGTTTTTCTTCATTCTTTCAATTGTCTTTTCAATCGATTGGGCTTCAAACGGCAAGAGATTCCGAAATTCTAGAGTCGCTTGTGATTTAGGTAACTCCACAATTGATGTACCGTGGCCCGTAGTTTCCAATTCACTTTCAATTTCATTTTTTAACATACTTGATAAATCAATATCATGGTCATATTCTTCAGTACATTTTTGGCAATTAATGATAATAGGATAATCCTCACCGTATGCTTCAACTCTTGAAGCTATCAATATTGCCATTTGATCTGTATCGTGTAATATACTGTGTTTGATATTTTTATTAACAATAATGCTTTCTAAAAATTTATCCAACACGACTTCTTTCTCTATATAAGAAGTGTTTGTTAAAATATCCTCTTCTTTGGTGGTTAACATTTTTATTTCAATTGTTTCTTGACCAAAAAGTGGGTGATCTTTAGAATAATGTGCGCCCCTTGTTGGCAAAGTAACATAATGAGTCATTCCATTAAGCTCGTGCGCTCCGGATGAGTCATCCATATTAAACTGTTTCATTCATGCCTCTTTAATAAGTTTTTTGTCTGCCCCGATCATCGGTGTACGTTAATGTAGCCCAGTCATAACTTAGGCCGATTGTCGTTCCCACCAAGGCCGGCGAACCATAGGAAAGTTTAGAGAAAGAAATGCTTTTAATAAAAGCACCGTGAAGTCTCCATTGCTCATATATGTCACCTTCGGGATTTATAACCTCTATTATAACATCTCCTAATGATGCCATTAAGGCAGATTTGCTCATATCTTTTAAATTATTTGAATCAACCTGCATCGGATTATCATGGCCAATCGCCTTATATTTATTTAAAACAATACCAGCAACAGAGTCAACAACGCTATTTTCAAATACTTCTCTAATTGTAAAATTAACATCGTTCCAAGCGACAGTGCCTGCAGGGTATTTAAATTTCCAGTTTAAAAGTTGAAAATCTTTTGTGGCGCCAAACTGTGGATTGGGACGATCAACGTCTGAAACCAAGGCAAAGGGAATTCCATTAATTCTTAATAAAAATCTAAATGAACTTTGAAGAGAAGTTCTTACCGCATTAAAGTATGCGTCACCAACACCAGCAGCCTGTTCCTGTTTAGCAATTTGCTGACGTATACGACTACGTTTATTTATTGTTTCAGAAGCGCCCATCTATATAATTATGCGACAGTTGAGTTTTGGTTCTGTTCAAAGATCGCCAAATCTGCATAATCATATTTAAAGGTTATAGAAATAGTGTTGATGGCGGCCTGCGCATAGTCTAGTTTAGAATAGGTCAGGGCGCTAATATAGGGATTACGAAGGGTCCAGCGCTCAACAACATTACCATCCGAGTCTAAAACCTTAATCGCAATATCACCCAAGTTTCCGTCAACAAAGCCCTTTTTGGAAAGAGTGTTTCTCCAACCCTCATTATCAGCAGTCCACGTTGAAGGCAGATTATAGCCAGCCTTGACAATAGAATCCAACATAAGACCGGAAACATCAGGATCAATTGGTTCTACTAAAGTAACACTAACGTCTTGCCACTGAACCTTGCCGGGGTATTTAAATTGATGGCCTAAAAAGTCATGGGTTACGTCACCGGTAAAGCTTGGACTCGGACGACTAGCATCTTTGACGACCCATGCTGGGATGTCTCCAAGTGTTAAAATAAACTTAAAAGCTCTTTTAGGCTCTATGTTTACTGATGCCCACGGTGGGATTGGTGTTGCTTTATTGACGGCCATTTATAATTCTCCTAATCTTCTATAAATAGTTTTAATCCTCAAAAGATGCGCCTGTATTACTAATGATAAAGTCAACCGCAACAAATTCAATTGCTCTGGTTGGTTTCAGGTAAACCTTGGCATACAAGACATTGCGATCAATTAGGTCTGGCGTAGTCGTTGTTTCGTCTAGCACCAGCTTATAATCATCCAAACCAAACCTCGCCTTGACATCTGCTAAGAAAGGCTCTGCCTGACCGATAAACCTAGCCCATGTGGACCGAACATTTGGTTCAAACAGAATATTGGCCGCGATATTTGAAATACCCTTCTTAATAAAGAGCAACAATCTTCGGACATTAATTCTATCTAGGGCACTCCTAGTCACTTGCAACGTCTTTTGGCCAAAGATCACAATTCCTTCATTCGGGAAGCTCGCAATCGGATTAATATTGGCATCGTATAAATCATCGCGATCTTTTGATGTAAGTTTCTGCGTGACATTAATCACGGGCAGGCCGGCGACTCCACTAGATAAGCCGCCTCTGTTAAAGCCGGCCGGTGCGAACCATGGGGCACGAACTCGGTCGGTGTAAGACATGGCACCAATTGCTGCAACGGATGATGGCATGTATACCAAATTACCAGCGATAGTGTCTCTAATCTGAACAAACGGATAGAAAGCACATCCATAACTTGAGTTAATTCCACGATCTTTCAAATTTGAAATTGTGGTAGACAAGTTTGGATATGTTTTTGAAGTCCCCTCATGTGCTGGGGCGAAATCGCCCTTAAGATCGATGACAGCTAGAGCATCTGCTCGTAGTTCGCATGTGTCAATCAAATGACTTGTTAACTGCTCATTCGTAATACCCGGAATAGAGACTAAGTTGTACTCAACGAACTCAGGGTCACGAACGATATCAACTGCTTCCTTGATTGAATTGTACGCATAGCTAGTCGTAGCAGTTGCGGCGGTCAACAAAGTGTTTCTAAAGGGGTCTTTCTCTGTAATATCCAAGCCATCAGAGCCACCATATAACGGAGAAGTAAACTTGTCAATACCAGCGTCAATTACGTCGCGGTAAGATGCGGAACCAGTCTTGGCAGAAATGGGCAGTCGGGTGTCGCCCGAGCTTCGCGAACCAGATAGCCAATAGAAATTATTAGTAGAACCGCTTTGTATTACTTCATCAAGGGTAAAAATAAACTGATATGTGGTATTGGTACCCGGTTCAAATTGATTTTCATTATCGGATAAATTTCTATTTAAATCAGCATAATCTGGATTGAATTTATTATTTGAACTTGACTTTCCTGTCCACACGCCCCAATAAGCATCCGTTGGATCAGATATGCCATCTTGTGATGCGCTTATTCTTAATTCGTGAGATGGAAATAAGAATCTATATTCTGTGGTACCAATGGTGGCTCCTGTTCCGGAGCCAGTTATAACTAAACAATGTGGGGCGACATCCTCAAGACCAACAGTAGATTGAGAAAGGAATTGATGAGCGCCGAAGGCCATGGTTTTTCCAAACCCGTCTAGAACAGAGTTGCTGGCTGGTGTAATATTAATATTATTATATTGTAAAGGACCATAAACACCGAACGGAAGTAACTCTTCATTTGGCGGATCTTCGAAGGCCATTTCGACTCTAATGTACTTAGACTTATTGGGATAATCACCTTTGGTCTCCAGCCTTCTACGAGTTGTATTAAAACTCACATATTGATCACCAATCTTTTTAGCAACATGATCTAAAGAGTTTGGATTCAAATTGCAATTACTGAACCTCTCTAATACGATTGGTGCTTGATCCGTGTCGCCGGCTTGTCTTATAAGAACATCGAACCGACCATATTTATTAAATTCATTTGTCGAATAATTTAAATTGGCTATAGAGATCTTAAGATTGGCGGATGCCCACTCTGCATGATCCAGAGCATGAAATTTAAATAACTTATTCATATTGTAGTAGGAATAAGAACCAGAAGCATTACCACCACCCAAATCCTGACCAAAGAACCAACCAGTTCGCGGATTGTTTCTTCCAGTTGAGCTTTCAAACGCTGTTTGACGACTTCCGTGTCTTGCGATGTCTGCACCGCTGCCAGACACTAAAGGTAACATGACGCCAATATATTCTGATTCTAATTTACCGCCGACCCCGGT